GTTTATTATGATTCTCGTTGATTTAAACCAAGTATTGTTGTCCGGACTGATGGCTCAAATTGCCAGTCAAAAAGGAATCAAACTTGAAGAAGGCCTCATTAGGCACATGATTCTCAATATTATCAGGACACACCTGAAGAACTTCCGTGAAGAATATGGTGAAGTGGTGTTGTGTGCTGACAACCGCAAATATTGGCGCAAGGAGTTCTTTCCTTTCTACAAGGCGCACCGCAAAAAAGCACGTGAGAAGTCTGATTTGGACTGGCATCTAATTTTTGATATGCTTTCCAAATTCAAACAAGAATTGCGTGAAAGTTTCCCATACAAAGTTATTGATGTTGAGGGTGCTGAGGCTGATGATATTATCGGCACACTGGCACCACGCCATGTCATGCACGAAAATGTGTTGATTATTTCCAGTGATGGAGATTTCTTGCAATTGCAAATGTATAATGGTCGTAGTGAGTATACCATCAAACAGTATAATCCTGCCCAAAAGAAATTTGTGGTGTCTAGCAATCCATTGCAAGAACTAAAACAAAAAATCATTCAAGGTGATAAGGGTGATGGTATTCCAAACATTCTCTCACCTAGTGACACCTTTGTGCGTGAAATTCGTCAAAAGGTTATGACAGAAACAAAACTTACCAAATTCATGTCACAAGAATATGGTGATTATGACGATGAAAACGCACGTATCGGTTTTTCTCGTAACCAGACACTCATTGACCTAAGAAATATACCAGGTGATATAAAGGACAAAATCATAAATACTTATGAAGAAACTAAACCTGCACCAAAAGGTAAAATCTTAAATTATTTGATTGAACACAAACTTAAAAACCTAATGGAAGTTATTGAGGAATTTTAATGAGACCTTTGTATGAAGTTTTCGATGAATTTGAAATGTCGAAAAATAAAAAAGAAAGAATGGATGTAATTGGGAGGAATCTTTCACAATTACTCGTTGATGTATTAAAATTGACATTTCATCCAAACTTTGAGTGGAAAGTAAAACATTTACCTGAAGATTATAAAGTTCCTACGGACGTATTACCTGGAATTACACACGATACGTTAAACAGGCAGCTTCGTAAACTTTATATGTTTCAGGTTGGTAATCCAACAGCGGAGAAATTAACAGAACAACGCCGAAAGGAATTATTAGTTCAATTGTTAGAATCACTAGAACCTAGAGAAGCAGAAATCATTTTAGGTATTTTCCAAAAAGATTTAGGTGTAAAGGGACTAGATTACAAATTTGTAAAAGAGGCATTTCCAAATATGTTGCCATGACAAAAAAAGAAAGTATAATTGTCGTATCTGGTGAATTTGATCCTTTAACATATAATGATTTTAAATTATTAAAAACGTGTAAATCGAAATGTGATTTACTCATCGTAGGAATTCATTCAGACGCTTTTATGCATTTACGTTATGGCAGTTTTAACAATAATTATGAACAACGAAAAGAAGTCATTAGCAGTTTCCCGTTCGTGGATGAAACTTTCGCATTTAATGACCTCGATGGAACATCATGCAACCTTTTGAAATTAGTCAAAATGTGCTACCCAGCATCAATCATCACATTTGTGTCCGAAATGGACATGCACAATATGCCAGAATCCAGAATTCGTGGTGTAACCTTCACAACTTTTGATATTATCCAACAAGGAGTTTAATTAAAGTGTCTAAATTTTCTGGAAAGTTTCGTGATTACGATTACGAAGATGAATATACTTTCGAAACTAGAAAAAAGAAAAGGAATCAACAAAAAGCACCTCGCAAAAAATCATACTTTGAAGATGATGATTATTTCCGAGGTTATGAAGATTACCAAAAACCAACTAGAAGAAAAGCTAGACATTTTGATTAATATTTGTGTTGTAAAATAACAACACACCTATTGACACTCCTTTGTGTATGTTGTATAATATACACATTGCATAGGAGATTTTGTTATGATGATTTATGTTCGAACACCTAAGTCCAAGAAAAAACGTGGACCTAAGGCTGCACGTGAACAATATGAAGCTTGGCTGAAATCACATCAGCCAACAAAACCTATTAAAGTCCCACAAAAAACTACTAATCAATTAGTATACAAACTGTCTGTGCCTGCTGGCCGTGAAACCGTGCGTTATCCGTCATTGGATACAGGCATTGGTCAAGCCACAAAAGCTGCACCTAAGGTTTATACTGGCACAAAAGTGATGGGAATCGCAACTATGCACAAATCAAACGCTGTTCCTGTGTTTAACAGCGAGGAAGCTGTAGAAATTTCAAAAATGAGGCGCTAAAATGAACAAGAAAATGAGTTTTGTTGTAAAATTACAACGTCCTGTGTGTCGAACACCAATCAAACCTGTTCAGGCACATAAAAATGTCGTAAAATACAATCGTAAAGATGAGAAAAAAGTGATTTTGTCGCAAATCACTGCTCTAGGAGATTAAAATGTCGCAAAATGCTGATGTAGTGGACGAAAAACCACAAGAAAATATGGAAAATGCTTGGGAAGCACTTTGGGAAGTCACAAAAAAGTGGGCCGTGATGACACAATTTGAGGCTGACCAAGATTGGTATAAAAAAA